CTTCAGCTTCACGATCCTCGATGACGAGCGCCAGCCGGTCGTGCCGGAGAACGCCGACGACCCCGACGACACGCTGGACCTCGAAGTCCTCACGCGCAACATGAGCAGCCACGAGAAGGCCAGCTCGTACGCGATCCTGAAGGGCATCCTGACCCCGGCCGAGTTCGCCGCATGGCTGGCCAGCACGCCGGAGAACCCGGCCGACCTCAGCGCGGTCGCGAACCGCGAGGTCAACGTGCAGGTCTCCCACAACACCAAGGGCTGGCCCCAGATCGAGGCCACGCTTGGCCCGGCGAAGCCGCTGAAGGCCAAGTAGCCGATGGGGCCGCAGCGCAGACTCAGCGTGGACGAGGCCGCCGTGACCGCCGACTGCCACCCGGAGACCATCCGGCGGGCGATCAGGCGGCGCGAGCTGCTGGCCACCCGGGAGCCCACGAAGCGGGGACGTGGATACGTCATCCTCGCCGCCGACCTCCACAGCTTCATCGAGAAGCGTCGAGTCGGCTGATCTGACCTCTCCGTTCGTCTATCTCTGCTGTGGGGGCAGGGAATGGGCTGTAAGGACTCCGCGCGCGAAGGTCGTCGGCACCGGGCGACTCGATCCACGCGGGAAGGCCGGGTAGCCTCCGGTACGGAGAGCCACCATCTGATCCCGGCAAACGCCGGGTCTGCTCCGGGGTACAGGTCAGGGGTGACATCTGGCCCCGGAGCACTATCTCAGAGGACACCATGCCGACTCCCCTCCAGCAGGCCGCCCGGGACTACGTCGCGGGGGGTCTGCACATCCTCGCTCTCGTCGGGAAGAGGCCGAACGGTCGCGTCCACGGTGAAAACTGGTCGTACGAGGACTCGTTCCACGGCACCCCCGGGGAAGACGAGCTTTCGGCCTTCGAGCTAGCGTTCAGCGAGGCGCGGGGAACCACCGGCATTGCAATCCTGATCCCGCCCGGTCTCTACGTCGCCGACGTGGACTCCGACCGGGCGGCCCAGCTCCTCTTTGACCTCGGCTTCGTCGCCAACGACGGAACGGTGGTCGCGCAGACCAAGAACGGACTCCACATCTGGTTCTGGCACCCGGAAGCGGGCCAGAACCGCTGGGTCGGGGACGGGCAGGAGCCCAACCCCGGCCGTACCCTCCTCTTCAAGGGGCTCGGCGGATACGTCGTCGCGCCTCCCTCGCTCCACTTCGCCGACGACGGGACGGTCGATGGAACCTATGAGTGGGTCCAGCCGCTCGTCGTCGGCGACATGCTCCAGATGCCGGACGTCCTGCCCCCGGGTGCCGCCACGAGGTTCAAGATGGACGATCAGTTCAACGCCACCAAGCCAGACAAGGAGCAGATGACCTCCTTCACGATGCAGCCAGCGGATGGCGTTCTGTGGTGGCAGTGGCCCAAGGTCTGGGAGTACAGCACTTCCGGGCTGGAGCGCGCAATCGAGACCGCCGCTGAGGGCAACCAGAACAACGTCATCCACTGGGCGGCTATGACATGCCGGGAAGAAGGTGTACCGTATGAGGTCTCGATGGAACGCCTGATGGCAGCCGCTGAACGCGGCAACCACCCACGCAACCGCGCTCGCGACACGATCCGTGGCGCCTACAAGCGTGCGCTCCATGGGTGATGACCAGTTCCCCACGCACGGAACCAGCCGGGACGACTACTTCGCCCACCTGCTGGCGATGCCGTCCCCGCTGGGGCTTGGCGACAAGGTCAGGTTCGACCACTCGACGCAGCTCTGGCACATCTGGAATGGCGTCCGCTGGGCGCCGGATCGGACCAACGAGGTCTTCCATCTCGTCCGTCTCCGCCTTGGGGTCTGGCTCTCAGACACGAACATCAACAAGGACAAGGACGACATGAAGATGTTCCAGACCTTGATGGACTACAACAAGAAAGCGAACGTGCTGAGGACACTCGCCACACGACCCGGGATTGCAATGACCGGCGACGAGTGGGACCCCGACCCGGAGCTGGTCGGCTTCAGGAACGGCGTGCTCAACTTGCGGACCCTCACGCTCGACACGAGCCCCAATCCGGACCTGCTGGTCAGCCGTTCGACGGGCGTGGACTGGGACCCGAACGCCGACATTCATCCGTTCTTCGACTTCGTGGACGGCATCATGTCCAATGACCCGGACATGACGGAGTACCTGCTGCGGGTGCTGGGGTACTCGATGCTCGGAACCAACCGCGAGCAGAAGTTCTGGATGTGGGTCGGGCAGGGCCAGAACGGCAAGGGCGTGCTGGCGCGCACCGTGGCCAAGGCACTTGGCGACTACGCTGCGACGCCGCCCGACACGCTGTACATGCGGACCAAGTACGGGGCCGCCAGCAGCGACAAGCCCCGCCCTGAGCTATTGAAATTGCAGGGAGCGCGCTTCACCTACATGTCGGAGCCGCAGGGCGGGCAGTTCAATGAGGAGCTGCTGAAGGCCCACTCCGGCAACGACTACATCGAGGCCCGCACGCTCCACTCCAAGACCTTCAAGAGCTTCCAGCCGACTCACAAGATCGTCTTCCTGACCAACAACCCGCCCCGGACGGAGGACGTCGGGCCGTCGATGCAGCGCCGCGTCCGGCTGGTGTGGTTCGAGCAGGACTATCGGGACCCGTCCCGCGACGACAAGGGTCTGGAGGACCGGCTGAAGGAGGAGAAGAACCTGCAAGGGGCGCTTCTCGTCATGGCCAGCGCCGCGTCGGACTACCTGAGCATGGGTCTGCCGGAGCCCCAGAAGGTCGTCAACTGGTCGCGGGCCTACATCGAGGAGAACGACCCCATCAGCGGCTTCGTGGCGGAGATGTGCGTCGAGGGGAGGACCTTCGAGGCCCCGTCCGGGCAGGTGTACAAGCTGTTTGACGGCTGGTGCGAGAAGAACGGCTACGAGAAGATGAGTGTCACCGGCTTCGGGCTCGCGATGGGGCGTAAGTACACCCGGAAGGCTAGGGCGGCGGGCAATTTCTACCTTGGGGTGCGCCTGAAGAACATCTCCGACCAGAATGAGGCCGAAGATGACGACTAAGCGCAGCACTACTCAACAAAATCCGACTTCGGAGCGCAAGGATTGGGGTCTTCCGGTCAAGGTTGTGACCGTCCTTTGTGAGCTGCCAATCTACAATCGCCCGGGAAGGACGTGTGGCAAGAGGAAGGGTCATATCGGCCCGTGCATCAACGCTCGGTTCTGCGAGATAGAGGGCTGCGGAAGGATTGGAACGCATAGGTTCTGTGGTGCCCACAAGAAACAGATCGCAGATGGGCGGCCCATCACTCCCGTTCGTGTTTGGGGGTCTGGAAGCGTCAATGATAATGGGTACGTTGTACTTTGGGACCGCTATAGGGGCCTTGTCCTAGAGCATCGGGCCGTGATGGAGGAGATGCTTGGGCGGAAGCTTCTGCCAGTAGAGAATGTCCACCACTTGAACGGGGTCCGAGACGACAATCGGCCTGAGAACCTAGAATTGTGGAGCGTCAGTCAGCCGAAAGGTCAGCGCGTCGAAGACAAGGTCAGGTGGGCCAAGGCCATCATCGCCTTGTACGGGGACCTGTCCGATGAATAGCGCTTGCCCTCACTGCGGAGTCAAGCACCGGACGATCACCTCAGATCAATGCTTGGATCGGTCGATGTCGGAGGCTAAGCTTCAGGCGCGAGTGGTTGATCGAGCAAAGAGACGAGGATGGACCGTGAGGCATGTTGGAAAGGGGATCGCAGCGTTCGACAAGGCCGGAAATCCTGTGTATCTCAGCACCGCGAAGTCATTCCCCGATCTGTTCATGCTGCATGAGGATCGGCGAACGCCTCTGGCCATCGAGCTGAAGAAAGAGGAGGGCGAATTCGAGCCCGGACAGCTCGAATACCTCCAGCTCTTGAACATCTGTGGCATCCCTGCGGTCGTCATCCGCCCGTCTGACTTGCGGAGGGGGATCGTCAATGCGATCCTTGATGGTCGATGACTGCTGCCAAGACCTACCCCCGCTGCACCGTGTGCCTCACGCCTGATAAGAGGCGTATCATCGAGGCCGCTTGGAATGCGGGAATGTCACCAGCCGCGATCCGTCGCGTCGTTGACGCACCTCCGACCAGTGACGCGATCCTGCGGCACATCAAAGAGCACACCGACGGAGACGGCAACGCCCGCCAGCTCGAAATCGAGCCTGAGCTTCCGGTTCGGGATCGCGTCCTGAACCTCCAGCGATTGCAATTGGACGAGATTGAGCGCCGGATCGCTCTGGCCAAGACTCGTGCCGACGACATGAACCGCGAGCGCGAACATCTGGTGGACGCGGATGGCAAGCCGTTCCCGCCTGTTGACTGGTCCGAGTTCACCGACATCCTCGGCAAGAACATGCAGGCGGCCATTGGTTCAATCCTGAAGACACAGGGACTCAGCGACAAGCGCGAGAAGGCGCAGGGAGACCTGAAGCTGGGTCTCTTCGAGGCAATGACCAACGCTGGTCTCGCCCCGAAGGCCCTCATCGGCGGCGTGAGGCTACCTGCCCTTCAGTCCGGCGAGGAGATTGAAGGGGAGCTGGTCGATGACTGATTGGGTTCGCGAGTTCGAGCTGTGCCGATGGGACCCGATCCGGTTTGCTCGCGTGTTCCTCGGGATCAGGGTGCATCCCGGCCAGCGGAAGATGCTGGAGGCGTACATCAAGCGCACCGACTCCCGCTGGCGCGCGTTCTACTACTGGATCATGGTGGCGGCCGGGAACCGCGCTGGAAAGACCCTCGCGTTGTCCGTTATCATCCTGCATTCGTGCGTGTACCGGACGGGTCTGGAGCCTCCGAAGACTGCGGACGCGGCAGAGCTGAAGCGCTTCGGCTCCCTCCCCTACCACTGGTGGCATTTCGCTGTCGAGCAGGCTCCGGCAGAGCAGGTCTTCACTGAGGTCGTCAATCTGCTGGGCGGTTCACATCCCGCGCAGAAGGCTGGCTGCCCGTGGACATCGGCCATCGGGAACGGAGACTCCGTCATCGGCGCCCGGAAAGTGGCAAAAGCCACCGTCGTTGAGGGAGTACCTTGGACGGACGGCCCG